AATCCACGGCTTTACGCTGGACGTTTGCGCGACCGTTGACAATGCCAAATGCGCCCGTTTCTTCACAGAGGCTGACGATGGGCTGGCGCAGCCTTGGCAGGGTGTCTGTTGGATGAACCCGCCATATGGCCGCACAATAGGGCTGTGGATGCACAAGGCGCACGAAAGCCACTTGACAGGCGCGACAGTCGTTTGTCTGGTTCCGTCACGCACTGACACCCGTTGGTGGCATGACTACGCCATGAAAGGCCAGATTGAATTTATCCGTGGGCGGCTGAAGTTTGGCAGTGCCAAGAATAACGCACCATTCCCGTCCGCATTAGTTGTATTTAGTAAAGGAAATAACAAATGGCCCGCCCGATGATCTACCCGATGGGTACGCTGGAAGTCGGTGAGGTGGCAACCATGGTAGCCCCAGATAGGGCCACGGCAAAGAAAACGTCCCGGAACGTGTCACAATTTGGCATCCGAAACGGCAAAGCCTTCAAGTGCCGCACGATCGACGGCGTCACCTTTATAACGAGATGGATGTGATTTATGACTGACGAACAGATTACCAAAGACGCCCGCGCCATCTGCGCCGCGCAGGCCGACAAGCAGAACAACAGCGACGGCCAGATATATCTGTCCGGCGGCTGGGACCACACCATCTGGATGCGTCTCGTTGAGCGAGGCATCCGGCACGGGATTGAGGTGGAGCGCTCTGGGATAGCGCGGTGGCTAATGGGCTACGGCGAGCGTCAGACTGCGGACAGCGTCAAGCGCGCCGATCACGTAGCGACCGACGACAGGCACGTCTCGCCTGCCGTACTGGCCGCCGCATTGCGGGAGCAAGGACAGTGACCGCAGATAACTGGCTTTTCCTATTGGTCATATCAGTCTGGACGTTGACCGCTTACCTGATCGCGACAGCCCCTGAGACAACCGCGCAGGAGCGCAAAGAGATGGAGGACGACTGGTGGGAATAATACACTGCATCATCGACTGGCTGATAGCCCGCCTGTTCAAAGACGTGAAGGACTGGGACCAATGACGCATTAAATAAGGCGGTTGACATCTGCAATGAGGCAGTTGTAGGACACTGACACCAACAACAAAGGGATACACCATGATTAACTGGACCACAGACGAACGCACTACAGCATTGATGAAGCAGGCCGTCAGGCACTTCAACGAGTTCGACGAACTGTCAATCAAACTGGAGGTGCAGATGGACGCGATCCGCGAAGAGTATCTGACCGACCTGTGGTTCGACTTCCGCAGTGAGGACAGCGACGCCTTCGAGGAGTGGCACGGCCAGCCGACGGTTGAGGAGTTCGTTGACGCGGCGCTCAACTCAGTACCTGTACAGGAACCTGTACAATGTTTGGAGACACCCATGACAGAGAGCACACCGCCCAAGGGCAAGAAGGCCAAGAAGGACAAGGACGCCAAGAAGCCCGTGGACAACACGTCGGCCATCGGCGGCGACTGCAAGACTAGGCACATGATTGAGGACGCCTTCTTCGGATCGAAGAAACTATGCGCCGCGATCTTGGCCACAGGCAAGACGCACGGGCCGATGACGCCGGCGCAAATGACCGCCGCCATTGAGTACGCGCACAACGTCGTGATCGTCGACAAGATGGTCAAGCGCGTGAAGAACAGGCCGCCGCGCACACTGCGCTTAGTAGACTGGAACTACTCAAAATTACCGTAGGGTTAGGGAGGAGAGACAATGTTACACGCAACTATTAGCATCGCATTCGGCGCAGCACTATTGCTCGCGATCGGCACTATCTACTACACGTTGAGGGGGGATTGACATGACCGACACAGTTGACAACATTCTTGCTGAGGCGCGCAGGGCCATTGTCAAGCGCGAACGTCTGGCCGCCCAGCTTAGGCAGGCCGACCTTGAGATCAGCAACCTCACGCAGCGCTACCGCAACGAGGCCAAGGTCTGGATAACGTCGCCGGTTATGCTGCGGCACGCCGTCGAGGCGCGCATCGGCAAGAAGCTGGCCGCGTGATATTACTTGCCGCCGTCCGGTCCATGCGATACGGACGGCACCCCAACAGCGAAGGACACCAAAATGACAGGCATCAAGAAAGCCGTTGACTTAGCCGGCGGCGCGAACGCGCTCGCCCACAAGCTCGGCGTCACACACCAAGCGATATACGTCTGGATGCGCAAGGGCTGGGTGCCGGCCCAGCGCGCACTGGAGATTGAGCACCTGTTCGACATCCCACGCGTTGAGCTGTTCAAGCCAGAGCTTGCCGCCCTGTTGACATCAAACTGAACGCCGTGGACAACGTGCAAACCATCACACCCCACAACACAGCCACGCTGGCCCCTGCCGAGCTGCGGGAGCTACAAGGCTGGCTGATGTGGCGCTTTGAGCAAGACCCGAACGACACCACCGGCAAGCCGCTCAAGGTGCCATACTACGCCGACGGCGGTAAGCGTCACGGCAAGCAGGGTGGTATCGACGACCGTGGCCGCATGACCACCTTCGCCGCAGCCCGCGACGCTGCCGCCAAGCGTGGCTTCACTGGCGTCGGGCTGGCGCTCATGCCAGAGTTCGGCATCACGGCGCTGGACTTCGACAACTGCGTCAACGCGCAGGGTGAGCTGCCGCAGGAGATCGAGGAGATCACCAGCCGCACCTACGCCGAGTATTCGCCGAGCGGCAAGGGCATCCGCGCCTTCGTGCGTGGCTCTTACGGCAACCGCAAGTCGCCAACGGTCGGCAACGACTACGGCTTTGAGACGTTCACCAGCACCGGCTTCGTGACCTTCACCGGCAACATCATGCCGTACACCGATCTGTTCGGCCTTGAGGACACCATCGCCAATCTTGACGCACTGGTGGCACCGCTCTGCGCGGCCCGCTTCGTTGCGTCACAGCAGCAAGCGATCGACCCCGACGACTTCATGATAGGCCACGAGGCAAAGATCGGCTTATCCTTGGCGCAGATGGATGAGCTGCTGTCTGTGCTTGACGCCGACATGCAGCGCGAGGACTGGATCAAGGTCGGCATGGCCCTGCACCACGAGTGCGACGGCGACGACAGCGGCTTCTACATGTGGGACGACTGGTCACAGAACGGGTCGAAGTACCCCAGCGAGGAGAGCCTGCGCACCCAGTGGGACAGCTTTGAGCGGCGCAAGGGGTCAGGCCACCGGCAGGTGACTATGGCGTCCGTACTGAAGATGGCGAAGGAAGCTGGCGCGTCCATATCGCGCCCCACGTTGGCGGCAACTGTTGACGACTTGCGCGTCGCCATGAGCGCGGTTGCCGCCACGCCGGCCTTGGGCATGTTCACACCCGAAGAGTACACCGGCCGCTTCCCGATCACGTCGCTGGCCGTCAGCATCATGATGGAGCCGGGCGGCTGGCTGATCAAGAACGTGCTGCCCGACGCTGGGCTGATTGTGCTGTTCGGCGCATCGGGCTCAGGCAAGACCTTTGTCGCCATCGACCTAGCCTACACCATTGCCCGTGGCGTTTCATGGCGCGGCAACCGCAGCAAGAAGGGCCGCGTGTTGATGATCGCCGCCGAGGGTGGCAAGGGCATGAGCAAGCGCCTCAAGGCGTACTCCAAGCATCACAAGATCGACCCGAACGAGGTGGACATTGGCCTGCTGACTGTGCCGCCGAACTTCTTGCTGTCTGAGGACGTGACCGAGCTGGCCGCCGCCATCGCCGCATCTGGTGGCGCGGACGTCATCATCGTGGACACAATGTCGCAAGTCACCCCCGGCGCGAATGAGAACAGCTCCGAGGACGTCGGTCTGGCGCTGGCCAATGCGCGTGCGTTGGAGACAGCCACAGGCGCGACGATCCTAATGGTGGACCACAGCGGCAAGGACGCGTCGAAGGGCGTGCGCGGCTGGTCAGGCAAGCGCGCGGCGGCCGACGCCGAGATCGAGGTACTGAAGCACGAGGACGGCACACGCGAGCTGCGCATCACGAAGATGAAGGACGGCGACGACGGACTGAAGTGGGGCTTCCGCTTGGAGCTGGTGATTGTCGGCACCGACGCCGATGGCGACGCGATCACAAGCTGCGTTGCCGTTGAGGCCGACCTGCCTGTGCCGCTGGCGATAGAGACAGGCCCCAAGGCCCAGCGCTTCGGCCCACACGAGCGTCACGTGCTTGAGATCATTGAGGACCAGTATGCGGGCATTGAGCGTGCGCCGCTGACCGAACTGTTCGACAAGTGTCTGGCCGCCATGACCAAGCCAGAGGCACCGAAACGTGACCTTAGACGCCGCGATCTGGACCGTGCGATCCAGTCGCTGGTCAAGCGCAAAGACCCGCTGATAGAGATCAAGAACGGTATTGTAATTTTTTACACGTAGGGGGGTTGACCCCTGCAACGAACCAGTTTAGGGGTACTGGACCAACACAGAAAGGGACTACCAAATGACCACCGAGTATGAATTTTATCAAGCCGTTAAAAAAGCCTGCGACGCAGAGGGTATTAATGATTGGGGTCGCAGCTTTGTTGAGATGTATTGCGCAGAGAACGGCGCTGATTGCGAAGACGTTTGGGGAACCGCGATCCGCACACTGGATATGGTTGTCGATCAGCGAGAAGGATTGGCCAAGGTCGCAGCTAATCAATCACCAGAAGAGCCTTGGGAGGCGTAAAACCCGTATTTAAGTGTCACCAACAACATGAAAGGGAAGTACCAATGATTATTGCAGCAGAATACACACGCGCCACCAAGCGCATCTCACCGATGCTTTGGATCACCAAGATTGAGGGCGGTCGGCGTACTTACGTTGGCGGCTTCTCCGTCACTGGCAAAGTTGAGGCCCGCAAGGTCGCAAAGGAACAAGGAGCAGAACCGTGGAATTTTTAGATCGCACAACATATCGGATGTATTCCGACACGAGCCTCCAAGAGATGGCACGCTACAATCCAACCGCAGAGCTGGCCATTGTGCTGGCTGAACGTCTGGACGAACTTCAAGCTGAATTTGACGAGAAGGTTGAGAAGTACGTTGACAAGATCGAAGACCTTGAACGCGAAATCCGCATCCTGACCGAAGACCTACACATTGCTGAAGGAGCAAGAGCATGATTAAAATCGAAGTGACAGGGAACAGCATTCCCGAAGTGGCCGACAAGCTGCTGGCCATTGGTGCCAGCCTACGTGCCAGCGCGGCGGCTGACACACCCGCCCGCAAAACCCCACCGAAAACGGAGGAGGTTATGCCAGAGTTGGTTGTCGTGCATTCGTCGATTGAGGATGAGCAGATAGAGGTCATTGACTTGCCCGTGGCTGATACACCCACACTCGACTTCGATACCGACATCCGCTCGCTGGCTTTGCAACTTGTAACACAGCGGAACAAGGCGGCCTTGGAGGAAATCTTGGCCCACTTCGGCGTGCCGCGCGCGTCCTTAGTTCAGCCAGCGCGACTGCCTGAGCTGCTCGCCATGATCAACGAGGCGTTGGGCAAATGAGCGCCCACGCCAAGCTAAGTCCGTCTGGCGCGCACCGCTGGATGGCTTGCCCCGGCAGCGTGGCGCTTGAGGCATCCTTCCCCGACAGCAGCAGCGAGTTTGCCGCCGAGGGCACACTGGCGCATGAAGTTGCGGCAGAGTGTCTAGTCAGCAATGTAGAGCCGGCGGCCGTTATTGGGCAGAAGTTCACCATTGACGGCTTCGACTTCACGGTTGACCAGTCGATGGCCGACTACGTCAAGGACTACATGAACCTCGTGCGTGAGTACGCCGAGGGCGGTGAGCTTCTGGTTGAGCAGCGCGTCGGCATTGGCCACCTGACCGGCGAGGAAGGCGCGGGCGGCACGTCCGACGCCATCATCATCAAGGGCAGCGAGATCATCGTCGTTGACTTGAAGTACGGCATGGGCGTCAAGGTCGATGCGGGCGGCGACAACCCGCAGCTCCAGCTCTATGCCCTTGGCGCACTGAATGAGTACGACGTCCTCGGCGACTTTGACACGGTCACAATGGTCATCCACCAGCCGCGCCTGAACCACGTCAGCGAGTACAGCATACCGGTAAGTGAATTACATACCTTTGGCGATCAAGTTCGTCAGGCGGCGGACAGAGTGCGTTGGCACGACGACGTCCTCACACCGGGCGAGAAGCAGTGTCGCTTCTGCAAGGCAAAGGCAGTCTGCCCCGCCCTGCGTGCTGACATGGTAGAGGTGGTTAGCGGTGTGGCAGACCTGAGCGACTTTGCCGACTTGGTGGCGCAAAATGTCACCTCAGAGACCAGCGACAATTACTTGCCTGTGGCCATGTCGAAGGTTGAAATGGTGGAGCAGTGGTGTAAGGCTATCCGTGCCGAAACTGAGCGCCGCCTGCTTGCGGGTCAGCCTGTCACCGGCTACAAACTGGTCGCCGGACGCGCCGGCAATCGCGACTGGAAGGACGCAGCAACCGTTGAGGACATGATGAAGAAGACCTTCCGTATGCGTGACGATCAAGTGTACGACCAGAAACTGATCAGCCCCACAAAGGCCGAGAAGGTATTCAAAGAAAACCCCAAGCGCTGGGCGAACCTGCAAGAGCAGATCGTTCGGGGCGAAGGCAAGCCATCTGTGGCACCCGCCACCGATAAGCGTCCAGCGATGGACGTAAAGTCAGTCTTGGACGATTTCCGAGACTTAATTGCACACTGAGAAACTGAGAAACTGGAGAAATAGAAATGAGTATCACTGAAACACGCCGCGCCGTCACGTTGATGTTGAAGAACAAGCGTCTTGGCTTCGTCAACCTCGCTGAACCCCGTACCGTCGGCAGCGATAAGAACGGCAACCCAAGCGCGCCCAGCTACGGTCTCCGCGTCATCATTGACCCGAAAGACCCCGACGTAAAGTGTATCAAGGAGGCCATTAAGGAAGTCGCCACCACGCAGTGGAAAGACAAGGCGCAGACCCAGCTCGACATGCTGACAGCCAAAGACAAGGTTGCGTTCCTCGAACGTGAGTACCGTAGCGCCTCAACCGGTGAAGTTCACAAGGGCTTTGAGGGATCGTTCAGTCTTAATGCCAGTGCGGCCCAGAACAAGCAGCCCAAGTGCTTTGATGAGTTCGGCCAAGAGCTTGACAATGAGGGCATCAAGCGCAAGCTCTACAGCGGTGCCTACGGCCACGTTAAGGTTGAGATTTATCCGCTGCTGCGTGACGACGGCAACCGCATTAACTGTGGGGTCATGGGCGTTATGTTTGCCAAAGACGGTGAAGCCTTTGGTGGCGGCACAGTCACGACTGTGGATGACTTTGCCGGTCTGACGAAAGCTGCGCCAGACGCGGAAGACCTTCTGTAGTGTCTGACATCGGGCACAACCTCGTCGCCGGGGACGAACTCCAACTTCTGGTTGAGCGCATCGAAACGATGGAGCAGGAGAAGAAGAACGTCATGGAGGACATCAAGGACGTCTACCTCGAAGCCAAATCACGCGGCTTTGATGCGAAGATCATCCGACAGATTGTCCGTCTCAGGGCTATGGACCCTGACAAGCGGCAGGAAGAACGCTATCTGGTTGACACATATGCGTCAGCTATTGGACTTGATCTGATATAGTGATAAAGGGACGGCGCGGCGGTTGGGTGTTTCGGCACTAGTTGGAAGCAACCGTCGCGCCCTCTTTTCTGGCGGATCGCGCTGCGCATCGGGTGATCCCTTTCCCGTTGTTGGTAACTAGCGCGGCGCGGTCCACCAGAAAAGAGGGAAACAAACATGGGTAGAACTATTGCATGGGTAGACGGCGTTAACAGCGCAGTCATGGCGCATTTCGCGCTTATGGAAAACCCTGACCTTGTAATCGCGCACTGCGATCTAGGTGACAGCGTACACGCAGACAGCCGCCGTTTCATAGATGATCTTGAAACGTGGTATGGCAAGCCTATACAGCGCTTGAAGTCCGACAAATATGCTACGATAGATGATGTGTTTGAGTCGCGTCGGTATTTATCTGGCATAAACGGTGCGCCCTGTACGGGCGAACTAAAGTTTGCGCCACGTATGAATTTTCAGCTTCCGAGCGACACGCACTTGTGGGGTTACACAGCCGACAAGACAGACGCAAAGCGGTTTACCAACATGCAAGAAAACTATCCTGCGCTCAAGCAGCGCGCGCCGTTAGTCAAGATGGGGTTGAAGAAAATAGACACCCATGCGATCCTTGCGGAGCAAGGTGTACGCCGCCCTTACGTGTATGAGATTGGTATGCCTAACGGCAACTGCCTTGGCTGTGTAAAAGCAACCAGCCCAAACTATTGGTCACTAATCCGTAAGCATTTCCCTGATGTGTTCGCACGGCGGGCGGATCAAGCGCGGCGGTTCAATGTGCGCCTGACACGTATAAAAGGTGTCCGCACCTTCATCGACGAAATTCCTTTGGATTGGCCTACTGACATGGGTAAGCGCGGCTTCGGCGGTTGCGGCTTTCATTGCGTGACAACATGAATACCCTCTGGCTTGACCTTGAGACTTACAGCCCTGTGCCGATCACGCACGGGACGCACCGCTACGCCGAGGAGGCGGAGGTGCTACTGGTCGCCATCGCCGTGGATGACAAGCCCACCGAAGTGTGGGACACGCAGTACCGGTCCACGTGGAAGCGCAGCCTCCAGTCACTGATCAATGCGGCCGAGCGGATTGTCATCCACAACAGCGCCTTTGATCGCACCGTGCTGCGCCACGTCGGCGTGGACGTGCCGGTTGAGAAGATACGCGACACGATGGTGCAGGCGCTGGCGCACAGCCTCCCCGGCTCGCTGGGCACATTATGTGATGTTCTTGATGTCCCAACAGATAAAGCTAAAGACAAGGCAGGTAAAAAGCTGATACACTTGTTCACCAAGCCGCGTCCCAAGAACATGAAGTTGAGGAGAGCCGACAGTGCCAGCCACCCCGCCGAATGGGCCGAGTTCGTCGAATACGCCCGCCTCGATGTGGATGCGATGCGAGACGTATATGGACGACTGCCGAATTGGAACAGTAGTCTCAGTGAGCGGCAACTTTGGCGGATCGACCAGAGAGTTAATGACCGTGGCATCGCCATCGACCTTGAACTCGCACGCGGAGCCGTTCGAGCTTTTCGAAGAACTTCGGGAACTCTGGCCGCTCGTGCAGCCGATCTTACAGGCGGACATGTAACGAAGCTGACGCAGGGCGCGCGCTTCCTACAGTATCTGAAAGACTACCACAACTTCACGCCAAACGACTTGACTAAGTCCACAGTTGCCGAACTGGTCGGCGGCAACAGCCTGACACCCGAAGTGCGCGAGCTGCTAGAGATACGCCAGCAGGCTGCGGCCACATCGCCCGCCAAGTACAAGGTGCTGCTTGACGCTACGTCATCCGACGGTCGGCTGCGCGGCACGCTACAGTTCTGCGGCGCATCGCGCACAGGCCGTGACGCGGGGCGTATCTTTCAGCCGCAGAACCTGCCGCGCCCCACAATGGACGCCGACGTGATCGAGACCGGCATTGCCGCCATGAAGCTGGACTGCGAAGACTTGCTGTTCAGCAACGTGACCGACCTGTGCTCGTCAGCCGTGCGCGGCTGCCTCGTGGCACCAGAGGGCCGCAAGCTGGTCATCGCCGACCTGTCCAACATTGAGAGCCGCGTGCTTGCGTGGCTGGCCGGCGAGGACTGGAAGGTTGAAGCCTTTTATGACTTCGATCGAGGGGTCGGTCACGATCTGTACGTGGTCGCCTACGCCAAGGGGTTCAACGTCGATCCCGAAAAGGTGGTGGAGAACAAGAAGAGCGGCGACGGGTCCATGCGCCAGTACGGCAAGACGATGGAGTTGGCGTGCGGCTATCAGGGCGGCGTCGGAGCCTTCCGCACAATGGGCGGCCCAGCGGTCGCGGCCATGAAGGACGAAGACATCCAGCCGCTGGTCAACGCGTGGCGCAAGTCACACCCCAATGTGGTCAAACTCTGGCACGGCGTTGAGAAGGCGGCCAAGGAGGCTATCGACAAGCCCGACGAGTTGTCCCACTTCGACAAGCTCCAGTTCGACATGAAGGACGGGTGGCTGCGTATCAGGCTGCCGAGTGCTCGCTACCTGTCTTACCCGAAGGTGGAGATTGAAGACGGGCGTATCACGTTCGCCGGCACGAACCAATACACCCGCAAGTGGGAGCGCATTGAGACTTACGGCGGCAAGCTGGTTGAGAACATCGTGCAGGCAGTTGCCCGTGACGTGTTCATGACTAGCATGGTCGGCGCAGAGCAGCACGACTACGGCGTCTGCATCCGCGTGCATGATGAGTTGATCACCGAGGTGCCGGACACCGCTGACTACACGGTAGACCAACTGGCGTCGATCATGGCCACCAAGCCGTCGTGGGCCACCGGCCTGCCACTGGCTGCGGCTGGGTTTGAGACATACCGCTACAAGAAGGATTGAGGCATGACCCCCGCAGGACGCCTACAGGACCGCCTCAAGCAGAAAGTGCAGAAGAGTGGGGGTCAGTACCGCAAGGTGCGTTGGGAGGGCCGTAACGGCTGTCCTGACTGCCTTGTGTGGTGGGACTGGCCACACGTCGCCTTCATCGAGGTAAAGGCGTTCGGAGACCGCGTCAGCACGGTGCAGGGCCGTGAGATTGCGCGCATGCAACGCTACGGCATTCCGGTGTATATTGCGCGGACGAACGAGGATATTGATGATATTGTGGAAAAAGTGCGAAATGGGGTTGCAACCAGTTAGTTGATGCGCTACCGAGGCGTACCAACAACGGAGATACGACATGGCATACATCGAAAACGAAGCCCGCTACGAAGCAGCTATCAAGGCCCGCATCAAGATAAACCGCGCCAAGACTGGCTTTGCCAAGTGGATGGCCGCGCACGAAGACGCGCGCACCTTACACGACTGGTTGTTCAACGAAGGTGAATTTGGCGAACATAACTGGTCGCTAGACCCGCTCTGCCACATAGGAGACGACGGCTACCCTGAGCACCGCTTCGAGGTGGCCGGGGAGGACTATCACTGCAAGTGCAAGCGCGTTATCCACCCCCTGTCGTTCTACTCTCGCGGCGAGTTCTTCGGCAACATGCGCGACGCTATCAGCAACTGGGGTGGCCTGACCGATGGCCAGCACGCCGCCGTCGCTAAGGCGTTTGCCAACGCGAAGGAGAAGCTGGCCGGTCGCGACGTAAAGCGCGCCGAGGCCGATGCCGCCGACGCCAACACCAACCACGTTGGCACGGTCGGTGAGCGCCAAGAGTTTGACCTTACAGCCGAGCGCACCTACAGCTTCAACGGCCAGTTTGGCACAACCTACATCACTATCTTCCGCGACGCCGATAATAACATCGTTGTCTACAAGGGCAGCATCGCGTTCGAGCGTGGCCAGAAGGTGCGCGGCAAGGCCACCATCAAGGCGCATGAGCTGCGCAACGGTGTGCCACAGACCACCATAGCGCGGCCCAAGTTTGAGGAGGCAGAGTGACACGAAAGTTTAAGCCACACGACTATCAGGAGGACGCCATGCGCTTCCTGTACGACGTGCCGCGCTGTGCGTTGTGGATGCCGATGGGTGGCGGCAAGACCGTCACCACGCTCACTGCGCTGGACAACATGTCTGCGATCGACGACGTCTACCCTGTACTCGTGCTGGCACCGCTGCGCGTCGCGCGGACGACGTGGCCCGAAGAGGTCGGCAAGTGGGACCACCTGTCGCACCTGACCGTCAGTGTCATCACCGGCACGCCGAAGCAGCGCGAGCGCGCGTTGGCCAAGGATGTGCATATCTACTGCACGAACTATGAGAACCTGAAGTGGCTGCGCGACCAGTTGGGCGACGCGTGGCCGTTCAAGACTGTGGTGTCCGACGAGTTCACCCGCCTAAAGTCCTTCAGGCTGCGTCAGGGAGGCGGTAGGGCACGTCTGCTGGGTCAGGTGGCACACACCCACGTCACGCGCTTCATCGGCCTCACAGGGACGCCAGCGCCCAATGGCGTCAAAGACCTCTGGGGTCCAACCTATTTTTTGGATAAAGGCGAGCGGCTGGGTAAGACGTTCAG